ATGCGACTGAATTTTAGCCGCGTTTTGTTCTGCTATTGTGCCTACATTCTTTTGGCTTTCTATAAACTTCTGCACTTGCGCAGGACTTGCCCCGCTGGCATAGAGTCTATTTATTTCGGCTTGCGTAGAAAGTTGGGCCTGCTGTTTTCCTAGTTCGTATTCCAGCATTTTGGCGCTGAGTTCCTGCAACTTGGCAAACGCAGCCTTGGCTTTGGCTTGCTTATAAATTTCGTTTGTTAAATTACTAGTCGCAGTTTTTAACTCTTCGCTTCCGACCTTGTCTAGCTTTTGGTTGGCTAAAAAGTCTGGGTAAATTTTTTGTATTTCAGCAAGCGCATTTTTGCGCTCTACCATACTAGCGTTATGGTTATTAACTACGGCTAACAAACCGCTTACGCTCTTTACTTCCTCTTCAAAATTCTTAAGGGTGTCGCTATTTATTTCGTTAAATAACTTTTGCTGCTCTGCGGCTTTCTTTATTCTGTCTTGGTAGTTACCTACTGCTATAACAATAGCGGCCAATGCTGTGGCTGCTAATGCCCAAGGCGCTGCTGCCATTGCTAGGTTAAATGCCCTTTGCACTCCCGTGGCTGTGCCTACTGCGCTAGCGTAAGCCGTTTGTGCAGCAGTTAACACTGTGGTCCGCAAAGCAAGCAAGCCCTGCATGGCTGCGCTCTCCTCTTGTAGTAAGGTTTGAATTTCCTGCAAGCCAGTTACAACTGCCATAACTGCTTGGAGTTTAACCATTGTTTTAGTTAAGTTCTCACTCTCTACACCCATTAAAGCAGTGGCGCCTTCTACTACTGAATACGCCCCAGCGACCGCCTGCACTGTTCCTATAACAGCGTCTAGCCTTCTAGTGTCACTAGCAAAGTAGGACACCTCAGCGCGGGCGTCGCCTATGCTGTCTTTAATTCTACCCGCTTGCTTTATAATGTCATTAGCTACATTTTGAAACTCTGGCCCCAAGGCTCTAGCCTCCATGGCTAAGTTGGTTAACTGCCTAACAGTTCCAGCCGTTGGGTTCTTAGTTGAAATTGCAGCCAGTTTCTTTTCTATTTCGGTTGCAGCCTTTGCAGTCTCTGCACTCATTTTAGAGCCGCTCGACTGAATAGCCACAATAGCCTCCTGCAAACCTTTGCGCAGTTTCTCTATGTCTGCACCTATAACAATGTTTAACGACCTTGCCATTACCTAGTATAATTAATTATAAAGTCCTGAGAAACTTGGTAAACTCCAGCAAAGCCCGCTTCATCGTCGGTTAACTGTACCTCGCTGTCTAGTTCTATTGTTTGACATTTAACGCCGTTAAAAGTTGCTGGCAATGTAGCAGCCTCAAACGCTGCCCTTACTTGCTCAGCGACCGCCGTAGCGCTTGCGAATGTAGTGCCAAAAGAATTAACCTGCACCCGTGCAAAGTCTGTACGGCTGTGGCTAGTATTCGTTGGGCTAGTAATTATGCTAACAAGGTTGTAACTTATTGCAGGAAAAGCAGACTCTTGCGGAATGCGCAAGGGGTTTAAGCGTGTACTAACAAGAGCAGTAAGCCCCGCGTAGTTGCTAAGAATGTTATAGGCTATTTTTATAGGGGCGCTCATGCTTTGGCGTCTGGGGTTAACTTGTCAAAGACATGCGAATATAACTTAACTGCCTCCTCTATACTAATATAGTCGCGCTCCTCCCATGGAAAAGTTAACAAGCGTTTAGGCTCTATTGGTTTTTTCAGGTGCGGTGCCATAGAAGTAGCAACCGCCCAGCGCATAAGTTCCCACTGGTTCCTATACTCTTGAGTCTGCGCGGACCGCATGCCCTCAAGTTTTAACCGCCAAAAGTGGGGCGTGCATTTCCAAAACTCGGCCTCACTTAGTCCAAGTTCTCCATAACTGATGCGCTCAATTTTGCGCCAAGTAAGCGGGGCGCTGTCGCCCTTGGCTGTTACTTTCCCTCTGGCTCGTCGCTAGAAAAGAAGTCAGTAACCGCAGCAGTAAAAGCGTCAAGTGCAGGGGTTAACTCGGAAAACTTCCGAATAGCTGCGCCTAATTTGTCAACTGTTTTAAACGGTGTTTTTTCGCCCTTGGCTTCGTAGCCTTCAATAATTCCGTAAAATGCGCAGGCTAGTGCAAAGTCCATAGACTTGGCTAAATCCTTTTGCATGTTTAAGTCTGCAAAGTTTTCCATGCCAGCCAACTGCATTACATTTTTAAGGCTATTCATGTTAAACAAAAGGGGATGACTAGCACCCCCTATTTTAATTTCTGTGCTCATGGCACAAATATAGTAAAACAATTATTAAACTGAGCCAACGGTCAATGCGCCAGTACCTTGCAAGGTTCCAGTGAAAGTTGCTTTGTCATTGTTAGGAGCGCTCAAAGACAAGCTGCTAAAGAATGCTGAGCCAGTCATTTTTTGGTCGCCGCTGCTGTTGGTAGTCATTACAACAGTTACAGAAGTACCCGCTAACAAGTCGGCTAGGATGTCTTTAAAAGATTGGCCTTGCGTGCTTACGCTTGCGTCCTCTTCAAAAATCCCCTCTACATTTAAAGTGTAGCCGTACTCGCCAGCAATAAATTCTTTAGCGCCTGCGCTGTCTTTGTTAGTAACATCAATCATGTCTTTTGAAATGTCGATGCTGTGAGATGTCGCGTTAGCGATTTTAGTTAATGTGCCTGCTACATCTTTATAGATGCTAATAAGCGTGCCGTTTACTAATCCAGTAGTTGCCATGGTTATTTATATATTAAGTTATTTTTCTTTGCTAAGTCGCGTAGTATTTTGTCTACGCCTTTAATAATTCCCTCAGTTACTTTGTTTTTATTTTGGTCTAGGGCTGGGCGCATAAATGGGCGAGGCGCTAGGCTACCCGTATAGCGTCCGTTTGACTGTATGCGGGGCGCTGTGCCGTATTCCCACATTACGCCTAAATAGTGATTATAGTAATTACTATTTAAACCTATTAACACTTTTTCCCTATTTTGTTTGTCTAGTTTTGTAATGAACATAATAGAATCCGCCATATTACCAGTGTCTTTAGGCGCTAAATTCTGGGCTGTGTCAATAATACATTGAGACTCTTTTTTTATAACATCTTGTAACTGTTTGCTTTTAACATCCACGCCAATGGCTTCTAGTGCAGCTATTACTTCTGCAAGCCCATCCATTTTAGTTTCGCGTTTGTTTGCCATTACAGTGTAACTTCGGTTTGTAGTTTCAAATATAGGTTGCGCTGTAAATTTGCGATGTTAACAATGTTATGGGCTATGCCGTCCTCTACCACTCTATGCTTAACGCTCACGCTGGTATTATACCGAATAGTATAATTTACTATTTGCTTATGCTCTCTGCGGTCGGCGTTTACATTCTCATTACCAGACTGCGCCTCTACGCGCTCAGCCCATGCGGTAGCGTATTCGGTCCAAGTCTGCAACTTCTCCCCAGTGTTCGTGTCTATTGTCTCGGTGTAACTTTGTAGGCTCACCAGTACATCCATAGCCCCTGCATTCATTATACTAAAATTTGTATTTTATAAGGGTCCAACAAATAATGGAAGCCAAACTCTAGCGGGCTTTGAATAGTACCAGTTACAATAGCCTGCCTATTGTCATAATACTGAGCAATTAACAAAAGTGCAGCGTGCTTTATTGTCATTGGGAAAATAGTGTCTGGCTCTACGCTAGAAGTTCCAACTGGGTTAAAGCCCTCTGTGAGTTCTACTATGTATTTAATCCCGTCGTCTGTTACCAATGTCGGCGCTGTTTCTATAAAGATGTTACGGCTATATAAGCCCATTGGCTCAGGGCTACTAATCCAATCTGCTGAGTCGTAGGCTGTAATTGCGTTGCTGTCACTAATATAGAATACATTTGTTACAGACAAGCAGCGCGTGTTTAAACGCAAGTAGTTGCCGCTGGGTATATTGGTCCCGTTAAGCGGGTTAACTAGCGCAGGCTGCCCCGTAAATGCGTCGAAGCCATAGCGTGCCGTAGCCTTACGAATAGAGTAGCCAAGGTAATTACTGCAAGCCTCCACGGCCATAGCAATAAGCCCGCCTATGTAGGAGTCGTCTGCGCTGCTTGTTACGCGCAGGTGCTGCTTAGTTTCTGCTAGTGTAATGTAGTCAGTAGCGGCGTTAGCGTAGGCGGTATAGTGGCGTGCAATAAACATTTTTTATTCGGCGTCTAGTTCGGTTTCTGGGTTAACTGGCTTAGCCTTTTTGCTTGGCTTGCTAGGTGAAGTAAGCGCTGGAATTTCAATAGCTACGCCTGCCTCGATTAAAAGCATGGCTTGCTTGGTTTCCATAATTACCTCCTCGCCCGCGTTGTAGGAAAGGTTAAACTGCCCAGAAGGGTTAGCAATAAATTTAATTTTCATATTAGCCCAAGGGTGGCGCAGTCAAGGCCACCCCTAGCACTCGGTCTTTAATGACTCCGAGCAGTCAAGTTATTAGGCTACAATGTCCTTACAAACTGCGAAGGCAGTAGGCTGCAACAAGTTACAATCCAAGTAAGCGTTAAGCACTACATTGGTTAAGCCAGCAGTAGCGCCGCTATAAGGGTCTACTGTCAACTCCATACCACCCCAAGAGGCGATAGCCATTTTAGAGAAGTCTCCAAAAATCATAGCAGACAATGTGCTGCTCGAACCTTTAGACAAGTTAGAAGGCACCAAGGTAGAAGTAGAAACTGGGTAGCCGTTCAAGTCGAAGCCACCAGCAGGCCAAATAAAGTTACCTTCAACACCAGAAGACTGGCGAGGAATAGTCTGCAAAGCAGCTTTAACTTTAGGGTTAGTCAAGTAAGCAACACCCTCACCGTTAGCGTTCTCTACGGCTTTCATCAAGTTAACAACATCGGCCCAAACCGGAG